CCGCCATACTTCCCTCCCTTGACAGGAACGGGTGGCACATGATACACTACGCGTGCCGACCTGTGGCTCCTGCCGCACAAAGGACGGCCCGAGTTCCTCCTGCTCGGACCTACGCACTTGGCCCTCCCCAGTGGAGGGCCTTCTTATTATAACGCCTGCCACGGCTGCGCGATTGCTGTGTGGCCGCAGTTTCGTCCGCGATACGGTAGAACCATCGGTTTCCGTCCCTCATAGTCTCGACACGCCGACCAGTCCCGGCGAGCTGGTGCCGGATCTCGCTAATCCGCGTGCTGATCGCTGTGGTCTGAGTGGCCATGGCTAATTCCCAACCACCGACCCAGCGACCTCCGAGCCCGATCAGGTACAGATACACACGTCCCGCTGCCGTATTCGAGTCTATACGTCCAGAATGCATGTTCCCCCTCCTTCTTTGGGATACCTACTTCGCCGAGGCGGCTACAGGTTCCTTGACGCCGTTACCGACCATCTCCCACGGGTCAATGATATGCGTATGACCCAACCTGTCCTGTACATACGGCTGTGATGTCGGAAGGTTCTCCGCTTCTCTCCACACGAGCCACAGATGCGCCAGGAACAGTTTGATCATCTTGCGCAAGGCCATCGCGTGGATGTGACCCTCGGAGATGAACTGATCGCTCTCCGCTTTGCGCTTCTTCCCATCCGGACCTTTTACTACCGACAGTTGGGACGCGGGGACGATCTTCTGACCCCTCTGGCGCGCCCTCTGCTCGTACTTCTCCTTCTCTTGTAGATAGTACTCATAATACGGGCCCTTCGCCTTCATCAGGGAGCCACCGAGCCGCCAGCACATCGTGCGCAGCTTGGAGCAGTACGGGAGCTTGTCGCCCTTGCGACGCTTCGGAGCCTCGCCGTCAATGACCCCGTACCCTGCGAACTGCCATAGGCTGGACACGTGTTCGCAGCGCGTGATGTCAATCAGCCCTACGACCTTCGCGATGTTCTCTGTACCGACCCCCTTGACCTGAGAGAACCAGTGATACGCAGGATGCTCCTCAATAAGCGTGGCGACATCCCTGTCCAGCATCTTCTCCATCCCGACTAGCATCCCCCAGACGCGGTTGGTCTGGGGGTCTACCTCCCCGTTGCGGAGAAGGTGCGATTGCCGCACTTGACATGAGACGCGCATCTTCTCGACGCGCATCATCACGTCAACCAACCACGGCAATGCCGCTCCGGTTGCCAACCTGTCCACCTGCTCCTGGTCTACGCTTTCGACTTCTTCTTCGTACTTCATGATTCCTCCTGTACTGCAGAGATTCGCTCGCTGCGATTGGGTTGCTCTCCGCGCGTGGCTCGCTCGCGAAGCCTGGGTTGCTCACTCATCGTGGCTCGCTCGTTCTTTTTGGGTTGCTCAGGCCCCCTGGCTCGCTCTGCACCTTTGGGTTGCTCAGGCCCCGTGGCTCGCTCGTGCTTGGTGGGTTGCTCCAGAGACGTGGCTCGCTCTTTTTGTTTGGGTTGCTCAACCCCCATGGCTCGCTCGCGGCAGTTGGGTTGCTCGCGGACGGTGGCTCGCTCACCATCGGTGGGTTGCTCGCTTACCGTGGCTCGCTCCCGAACAGTGGATTGCTTCTGGATTGCGGCTCGCTTGATGGTCATGGGTTGCTCGCTACCATTGGCTCGCTCTTGTTGCATGGGTTCCTCCTGCAAGTTGACTCGCTCGCCCTCAGTGGGTTGCTCGCCACTAGTGGCTCGCTCGTTCCCTATGGGTTGCTCTCGCAGCTTGGCTCGCTCACAGTCCCTGGGTTGCTCCCCCCCCATGGCTCGCTCACCCGCTCTGGGTTGCTCGGTTGTAGTGGCTCGCTCGCCGTCGATGGGTTGCTCACGGAACATGGCTCGCTCACCATAGGTGGGTTGCTCACGAGACGTGGCTCGCTCGACGCGCCTGGGTTGCTCGCGCGAGATGGCTCGCTCTTCCCCCCTGGGTTGCTCTTCCGTCCTGGCTCGCTCGACCGGCCTGGGTTGCTCGGCTGGGATGGCTGCGGGGCAGCCCCGGCCAGCCGTGCCCCGCTGCGTTAGGGTTACGTTCCTCGGAAGGTTATCCCTTCCCTCTTGGCATAGTATATGGCCGGGGCATCGTCCTCTATCCCGCGTCCCTCTCGCACGCGGGACCTGCACATCTGCTAGGTAGCGGGCATCTCCTATCTGGGCTTGGTTTTGAGAGGGCCTAATAGCCGGAGCGGGTGTCACCCCGCTCCGGCTGCACGCGACTGAACGCCGGGAATCGAACCCGCGCCTCACTACGGCGAAGGAGGAGGGAAACACCGCAGCCACCAGGCTTCGGGCCTGGTCCGGCGCCGCACCACGCGGTTGCGTCAGTCGCAAGGGCGACGCGGCCGCATCGCCCATCGTTGGATCTAACAAGGGTAACACGCTCCGTACTCGCGGACTATGAGATTCCAGTCTTCCAGAAGAACCAGTGCTTCTCGCACGCGGTCCTCTGGTTCCATGCGGGATAGCAGTCTCACGATCTTCTCAGTTGACACGCCAGGCTCATCTTCGATCAGGCGCAAGATCAACTTCGCTGTCTCTGGTCCCACGGCGTCCTCCCCTTTACCGAGATTCAGCATCGCCGACCGTTAGGTAATACAGGACGGCGAACAACCCGAACACAAGCCCGGATACGATGGCCAGTGCACCGTTCCTGTGTTTTCGGGTAGCAAGATTATAGCACAGGATCGGCCACAAGATCCAACATGCGACTACTAGTGTCTCAAGCATCGGCCACCTCCGGCTCGCCGATCCGCTCGTACTGTCGCACCCAGTACCGGCCTGCAGGCATGAGCCGCTCCTTGCGCTCGACCCACTTCCCGGTGATCAACCACTCCCCGACCCGCGCCCGCTGGCAGCCCTCTGGGACCTTCCCCTGTAACGCCTTCCCAAGCGTCTCATATTCCCTGGCCGCAGCCGCTAGTGCAGCCCGGCGCTCAAGCAGCTCCTCAATCTCCGGATCGTTCATCCATTCCGTTGTGTCCTTGCTAATGATTGACGGCTCACAGATGGTAACAAAGTCGCATTTGGCACAATGATCGCCCTCTGTACGATCCGGGTACGTCTGCCTGGCTAGGTGGCTATTGACCTCTTCCGCCTTGCGGACAAGCTCATTAGCGCGGTCCCAGTCCAATGATACCCATAGATCCTTGATCCTAGCCGCGTTCTTATCCTTCAGGATGATGACGCCCATCGGTTGTCCGGTAAGCAATAGGTAGACCTGCATCTGATCCGGCCATTTGCGTAGCCATAGCTGCCGGCTATTCACAAGGTCATCTATGGAATCTATGGACTGGAATGCCCAAGGAGAACACGTCTTGATCTCGCACGGTACGCTCGGTTCCTCCGCCGGCCACCAATCTGGTCGCCGGTGATAGCCGAGTGCGCCGTCAATGTGACCTGAGATCTGTGTCTCGGGCCAGTAGAACTCCTGCTGTGATTTCGTGAACTCGAACCCAGCATCTTCCAGAAGTCGCCGGACGGCTATCTCCTGATCGCGTCCCTCCCGGAAGACCTCCTGTAGGGACACGTCAACCAGCGGCCTGCTCTCCGTGCGCAGGTAACACAGGTACCGCGTGCACGGGTGACCAAGCTCGCTGGCACGATTGCTCATGGCGGGGGAGCTTTTGCGCTCCCCCGCTATGTACTCACGCACGGTATCGGCGATCATTCCTCCTCCTTGCGGTACAGATCGTCCGGAGCCGGTTGAGCTTTCGGCAGTTGCTGCAACCGCTCAATGAGTTGGCTTGCCTCTGAACGAGACAGGTCCTTCGTGGAGCTGACCCCGAACATGGCCTGAGCCATGCCTGTGACCTCATCATGGCTCAGACCGCGCTCCCGTGCCAGCATGTGTACGAAGCTCAATTGCCGCTCGCTGATGAGGCTTGGGATCTTCTGCTCGCTGGCCTTCTCTGTGACCGGCGCTTGCGGTACGACCTCCTGGAAGTGATTGCCGTCGGCGATGTTAGCGTCATCGTCCTCCTGGGAGGCGATGTTCAGGATCGCCGAGATGGCGTATCGGCGCATGTACGATAGAGCCGATCCGAATTCCTGACTGCCACCAGCACCAGTGAGGATGATCTGAACCTCAGATGACACCCACTGTCCAGACTGGTGTAGAAGTAGCGTTTGCAGGATGGGGATCCCGTTCCTGAGAGTAATAAGCTGTGTGATTGCAAGTCCGTGATCCGCCAGCGGCTTGCGGACCGCCTCCAAGATCACGTCTAGCGTTGCATACCGGAACCGGTATGTTCCGCCGGTGCGAGTCATAACGTCTACCGTCCTGTTCTTCTCAATCGGACGGAATTCCGCCTGCGCCTGTGACAGCGCGCCGATCAACTCCCCCAGATTGTCCGATCGCATCTTCGTTTCGCTTTCCATCGCTCCCCCTTTGCAACTGCTCGAGTTCCTGCTGGATTCGCCTGTAGATAACGCGAGATGTAGGAACCGCTATCCCGCGCTCCCAGTTAGATATTGTGACCCGGCTCACGCCAAGCCGTTCGGCCAACTTGGCCTGGCTCAGGCCATACGCCAGCCGCAACCCGCGGATCTGTGCGGCCAGAGAATCAGGGTTTGAAGCCTCGTTTTTTTTCATCTAGCCTCCTTGCACGACGAAATTGAGGACACTGTTCATTCTGCAATCGCCTCCTCAACGACCTGTGCCAACTTTCAGGTTGGGGTATCGGGTACGGCCTCCCATGGTCCGGCCACGAGCCGCCCAATGCCTGGCCTGGCAAGATAGCTGGCGACCACAACGGATG